TTGGCGTTATTTCTTGGCATAATATTCTTTTGCCAATTCTCTATGTTTAGGATTTTTCAAATCAAGACTGTCAATGTCTAAACCTTTACTCATTCCAACTCCAGCGTTTGACTTCGTGTTTGAAGTGCTTGCTGTTGGTGAAACGAAGTGCGGATTAGTGTCAAGGAAGCCCTTAACATAATCATCAACTGATACAGGGTTACCGCTGTCGTCATATCTGACAGCACCATCATCGCCTACTACTTCAACGTCGCCACTTTCATTAAGTCTAACTGAAGAAGAAAGCAATGCTTTAACTTGTTCCGGATTTACAGAACGGTATTTTGCCGCCGCATTTAGTAGTGGCGTATTCACCTTGTATTCCTTGATGACAGCATCTCTTTTCTTAATTTCATCATCCTTTTTCTGAGCCATATCTTGTAAAGTCTTTTCAAACTCACCACGTTTAATTTGCTCGTCAGTTTGGCGTTTTTCTTCCGCTTCACGTAGAGCTCGTAGTTCGTCTGGAGCACCCAATTCCTCGTAAGGTTTAAGAAGTTTCTTTTCTAATGAGCCTCGCATACGAGCCATCATATTATCTACTTCTTGTTGAGTATAAGTCTTTACAGACTCAGACGCCTGAATTTGTTCATTTGAAGTTTCCGCTTCAGTTGCGTTTTCTTGTGCCAATGTTTCTTGTTCGGTCATTGTTACCTCGCCTCCTTCAGTTAGAGTAAATTGTTGTAACATTATTTAGCAAATTGTTAAATAATGCTTTTAATTACGGTGTAGATTTGCGTCTTTTCTTACGCTTCTTCACTATCCTTGGTTTATAGGTGCCGTTTGCGATACCCATTCCCTTGTTGAAACTTGAACTATGTGGTGAAGGTGTGCCACCACCCTTCTTACCGTATCTAAAGCCAGCCCTATGTCCGCCGCAATCTACTTTACAGACGCTTCCGCGGAATCGCTTAACGCTTCTTTTTCTTGCCATAGCCCTTTTTCTTCTTTGTCTTTTTCTTATACATACAAGCCATCCTTATTCCCCTTGATGTATCCAACCTTGTGCCGTAAGATCCAGGTGTTCTTGTTCTGTAGCCGCTATGCGTTGTTCGTTTGTCTCTGGGTTTATCATTACGTGAGGCACAAAGCCTTCAACAGTTTCGTCGTATTCAACATCCATCCATTCAGCCACTTGTTTAGCAATAGCCTTTTGGATTTGGCTGTCATTGGGTGCCGTCTCCGCGGCAGTTTTAAGTTGGGCAATTTCTGAACCAGTATCTCTAATGTTGAACGATCCAGGATAGTCAATTTCGCCATTGTATTCATACCCCATATATTCACAGAACAGTTTCCAAATGTTTTCTTCTGCTAATTCTAATTGGTCCGCTTTTTCTGACAATTTCGCATTCAACAATTGAAACTCTGTTTCCATAGCAACACCTGACATTGAACGACTTTCAGTTGCTCTAACAGCACCAGTATTTGCCATCTTGTCAATGTTTTCAATTGTGTGGTTGATTGACTGTAGGATTTTATCTACACTCGCACCACTAAATTCTAATATGTAAGGTTTCAAACCAGGATCTAAGTTCTCTGGCATATGAACAATTGATCCAGCACCAATACCAGCATTTGTTTCTGGTGTTTTAACAAGGCTTGGATGTGAATCAAGTCTAATACTCTGATCTATTTCTGATGTAGCATTGTAGATGAAACGCTGTGCGTCAGCAATATCAGCAATATCTGAAATACCAATGCCTTTCTGAACGCCTTTCTTGTTATACACACATACCGCAGGAATCTTGCCTAACTGATTCTCTTCAATAATTTCGTCACGGATAACTTCATCTTCCATATCAATTACAACGGTTCTAATAGCATCTGGTGTCCATTCTTTAACAGTGTAAATGTCTTTGGTTACATCTTCAAGATACTTTAGGTAGTCAAGCTGAAATCTGCCACTTGGCATTCTTTTCCAACTCCAATCCAACACAACCATTGGTGTTAAAACTGAAAGATAAGGACGAACACCTTGTTCAACTTCTTCTGCTCTTGTAGTAGCACCAATGTCTGGTTTGCTTACCATAACCCAGCAATGTCCAAACACACTACTCCAGGTTGAAACATCCTTCATAAAGGAATTTAGGCTACGCCCATCAAAGTCAGCATCTCGTAGGAAGTCTTGTGTTTCTGACAAGTTTTCAATGCTCCCCAGTTCTCTATTAGGCTCAGTTCTAAATAAGAACGAGTTATATACGCTAATGACAGAGGCACAATGATTTTCAAGTGGTGTTGTGTTTAGACGTGCTTGATATTCTGACTCTGTTTCTAATTGATAGCGAACTAAGTGTTCTGCTCTGCGGTATTCTTCACCGCCAATATAACTTTCTAATAGATACTGCCAAGTATCCTTGTATGTGTCGTAGGTTTCGTTGCCGCTTATGACGTTGGCAATCGCTTCATTCAGTTTCTGTATTTGATCCATTGTTTAATCTCCGTAGGCTAAGGCGTGTCCCCATCTTTGTGGCGTAACTAAATCCGGATCAATGTCGCGACGTAAGGGCCATCTATAAGCCACGTAATAAGACATTGCGTCAAACATATGATCCCAACCAGAATCTTTGTCCGGAACTTGAGTCCCTTCTTTGTAAGTGTATTTGTCTAAACTTTCTATACTATATTTATTGTCTTTTCCAATAAACAGCCTTCTAACGCTGTCTGCTGAGCAGAAACGAGCATTTATAGCATTGATTCTATCACGGACTGGATCGTGTTTGCGTGGGGATTTAACAATAAATCCAGCGTTGTGTAATAGTGTGTGATCCGTCATACCACCGGCACTTGTTCTGCGTTGGTTGCCACTTGGATCAGGATAGACAAACTTCTTTGAATTTGGATATCGTGCGATTATTTCATCAATCATTTCTCCGGTATTACTTGAATACATCTGTATCTCGTCTATTTGATATGCTGTTTCAGGATCTGTTTCAACAAATATTGCTGCCGTAGAGGGTGATACGTTAAAGTCCATACCTATATGAATAATGCTTGTATCAATAAACGGTGCTTGTTTGATATTGTGATCTCGTTCAAAAGCATACGCCACTCTGTTTTCAGTTGTTTCAAATGTTGCTTCAAACTCCTGTCGGAACTGTTTTTCACTCATATCGCGTCTGGCTTGTTGGACTTCTTCGTCACTAACAAAGCCGTTAGATAGTGTAGTGTGTTGCCATCCACACCAAACATCAGGTAATTCTTCTTGTAGGTTATACAAGTCATATAACCAATTGCCCTTGCCCTTGGGTGTTCCAATAAACATTGCGTGTCCTTCTTGGTCCGCAAGAGCTGGACGTATAACACTCATCCAAACTTCTGGATTGATGTCTGCTACTTCGTCAAATACACAATAGTAGAGACTTGGACCACGTAGGCTATCTGGGTTTTCAGCACCCTTTAAGGATATTGAACTACCGTTGATTAGGTCTATTTTCAATTCGCTTTCGTTTATCTTACGCACCCACTTGAGTTCTGTTAAGCGTTTCTTAAGAGGCTTCCAAACAATCATCTTAGCCGCACGATATGAGCTTGTAATGTAGAACACATCCTTGTTAGGGTCTTTGGCATAGTAGCATAGTTGGCGAATTGACAAGAAAGTTTTGCCCCACCTACGTCCGGCAACTACTACTTTGAAACGATGTGTATCGTTTGCAATTTCTTGTTGTAAATTAGTTAGACGCATCTAATTCTTCTCTGAGGAATTTAATATTGTTTTGTAGGTTGATTACAAGTTCTACAACATCTTGGTTGGCTTTTGCCAAATCAGCAATCAATTGTTCTTGTTGTTGGACTTTGTTCTGTAGTCGCATAATTGTGCGTTCGTGTTGATGTAGCATTAGAGTGTGTTGCTCTAATTCTGCTAACGGATCAAAGTTAGGATTCAACATTGTGCTTTGGTTTCCTTAGTTGTTCAAGTCGTGTAATGACTTCTACGTTTCCGCCAATCCAGCCTTGAGTATAATCAATAAGGCTCATACACAAATTGTCTGCTTTGCGTCCTCTTTGGAACCAAACATCGTCATCAAACCAAAGTTGTTCAAATGCTTCCCAGGATAAATCATAGTGTTCGCCACGGAATTTGGCTTGTGCTCTGTGTCTAAGCCAAGCATAATATTTGTCACGACGAATAGGACAGGGCCCAGTTAGCCACGTATCTGGTGTAGGATAGCGTCCTTGTCCTTGCCCAGGTCCAGTTTTCTTAGGTGTTGGCACATTCTTCAATCTATTCATACTGTTATTTAGCATATCTGTTAAATAGAGGTAATTTTGTGGTAATTTTGGCAAATAAAGGTTGACAAACACCCCTAATTGTTGTATAATAGTAGT